AAGTGAATATTGCTAAGTGGAAGGCTGCTGTTGAATGGTGTAAAGATAGAAAGTTGGAATTCAAGATTATAACAGAAGACGAACTAGGAATCAAGTAATGACTCTTTTTGAAGATCTAAGAGAGGAGGTAGACATAGAGAATGGGAGATCCCCATTCTTTTATAGGAGAGCATTTCGTAGACTAACAAAGCGATATATGGCTCAACCAGACCTATTCATTAGGGATGAACGAAAAGATAATAATGAAGCAGAAGAAGATCGTGATAAAAATTTAATTAGAAGGTTTCCTAAACAAGGTCACTTGTTTATGTTTGAATACAGTTCTGACAAAGATGATGTAAGTGTATTTGATCCCTTCCCATTAGTATATTGCATAAGAGTTGAAGGAACCTCGTTTACAGGGTGCAATTTACATTATATACACCCCATAAAAAGATCCAGAGTAGTACAAAATTTGCAGCGTGACTTATTGACATTACCCTATAATTCTATATCTAAATATAACATAGATCAAATTAAAGGTGTACTCCTAGACATTGCTGTTGACGAGTGGGTAACTGCCTCATCATTACCAATTGAAGATTTTGTTTCTATTCAAAACGGTAAACCACGTCCATTAAACGTCAGGGATATTTGGAAGAAGAATAACCAAACTTTTAGGAAGATGCTCAGGGGAGCAAGAATCTATAAAGGTTATGGTAAAAATGATGCAGACTTCAATTCACGATAAACATGGCAGAAAACGCACGCATAAGTAGCAAAGGTACATTCTTCAAGACTGGAAGTATAACTCAAAATACTATTGAAGGTGGTGGTGAGCAGGTCTTTGTATCACCTCCAGCAAAACTAACAGGATATGTACCGCCCCCACCAGGCGCTGTTGGAAACGCACGTCGTGGAAGAACAGAATCTGTAAATTATGTTACTGTTGTTAATCCAACATCAGGCAAAACTGATGTTTACTTACAAGAATACAATCTCTTAGGTCAAAGGCAACAACTAGATCCAGATAAAAAAATAGCATCTAGAAATGCTGATGGTACATATGAACCAACAGAATGGGCGCAAAATAAAGATAATTTAGATCCAGCAATATTAAATAGTCTAGTCAATAATGAACGAACTCAAAGTTCATTAGATAATACTAGAAATTATACCTGGGACAATGGAAAAACCCAGCAAAATGGAGGAACTCCCCCAACTGCTGTAGAAAAGGCAGCATTCAGAGGAGACTCACCAGATGAGCAATCTGGACAAAATCCAAATAATCCCGCAAATGGTGGGCAAGACGGTGATGATGGAACAAATAGATCTACAGATTTGAGTTCATCTCTTCAAGCTGGAGATATTCAAGGTTTATCTGCTTCCAGTGCCTCCCTTAAATCAGATCTATATTACCCACTAAATTCTGCAAAATTAGAATCTGATTATATAAAGTTCTCAGCATTAGAATATAAACCAGCAAAGGTTAGTAACGCTTCATTTGCTGTCCAGTATACAGAGAATACTGTAATTGGCAAGTCTGTCTATTTACCACTTCAAGGTACTTTATCTGACACAAACTCTGTTGGTTGGAACGAAGAATCCCTGAATGCTGGTCAGATCATGCAAGCTGGCGTAGCAATGGGAGCGATTGAAGGAGGTGGTGAAGGTCTAAAAAATGAAGTATCAAAAGCACTCAATAATATATCTGACAATAGCGGAGCAACAAAGAAAGCAATTTCCGCTATGATTACAAACTCTATCATCGGAACCAATATACTTCCCAGAGAATCTAGAGCAATCTTTAATCCCAACACAGAACTTTTATTCCAAGGTCCACAACTGAGATCATTCTCATTTACCTTCAAACTAACTGCCAGAAACGAACCTGAAGCAGATGTGATCAAACAGATCATCAGATTCTTCAAGGTCAATATGGCAGCTAAAAAAACAAAGAGTCAATTATTCTTGAAGGCACCTAATGTATTCCGTCTGGAATATATACATAAATCCGCTGAGAAACATCCTGGTATAAACATGATTAAGGATTGTGGTCTTCAAAGTTTTAATGTTGATTACACTCCAGATGGATCATACATGACGGTTGGTGAGAAGGGAACCATGTTCTCATATTCAATCAATTTGACCTTCATGGAACTTCTCCCACTTTACTCCACAGATTACGAAGAAGGAAACGCAAAGAATCATCCAATCGGTTACTAAAAAATGGCAAATTATTTCAGTCACGTACCATTTCTCGCTTACATATCAAAAGATATAGAAAAGAATTCTCTTAACGATTATACCGTCGTTAAGAACTTATTCAAGCGGGCAAAGATTCGTGAGGATTTATTCCAAAATATCAGCTATTTTGAAAAATATCAAATTATGGGCGATGAGCGTCCAGATCAAGTAGCAGAAAAAATATATGGTGATTCAACCTTAGATTGGGTAGTATTATTATCTAACAACATACAAAATGTTTATGAAGAGTGGCCAAAGTCTCAATTAGCATTCAATAATCACTTGCTAGAGAAGTATGGTAGTTATGAATCTCTATACTCTGGAATACATCATTATGAAACTGTTGAACGTAAATCTGAAGATGGATATACTATCGTAGAGAGTGGTGTAGAAGTAAATGAAGGATTCTTCAAAGCACCAGAATATGAAATTGAGATGGACACCAGTGTAATCCTCCCATCAGAGATTCCTGGTGACTTTGCAGAAGGAACTGCAGAATATAATTCAGTATCTGGAGAAATTACAAAATTAACAATTACCAATCCTGGATCTGGATATACCAATTTTGCTGAAGTATCTATTGCACCCCCACCAACACCAAGAATAGCAACTGTTAGTGTTGCATTGAATACCCCACCAGATGATAAAGAAGTTGGAGCAATAACCGTCATTGATGCAGGAACTGGTTACACATTCCAACCACAAATCACCTTCAGTGACCCCAAACCAACAGTAACCGCAGAATTAGAAGCAACTATAGGTGCAGGTGGTTCTATTACTAGTGTTGGCATAACATCTGCTGGCGATGGATATACATTCACACCAATCGTAACCTTCCCACCTCCACCAAACATTATCGAGAGTGCAATCTTCGTATCTGCTTCACCATTCACAGTCGAGAGTGGATTTGAAGGATTGTTCTTAGACCCTCTCGGAAGAAAGTTATTTACCTGTCATGGTGCAAACTCATTCACCAATGGTGTTATTCAAGAGTATGCGCTATCAACAAGTCATGATATGTCAACGGGTACTCTCGTACAATCATTAACTCTTAACATTAATTCTCTGAATTTCCAATACTGCACTGGTATAGAATTCAAACCAGATGGTACAAGAATGTACGTCAGTGGTCTTACAAACTCTGGTAATAAACTGGCACAATACGACTTATCAACTGCTTGGGACATCTCTACTGCGTCCTTGAATGGAAGCGTATCTATGCCAGCAATGGCAGGTATGAGAATACAAGATACTGGAGAACACATCTACATTCTTGACACTACAGATCCAGACAGTATCAAAAAGTATCAATGTACTGTGAACTGGGATATTACTTCAATGTTCCCACTACCAGTTCAAACAGCAAATGTTGCGACAATCTGTCAACCAAATGAGTCTTCAATACGAGGGTTCTCATTCAAAGATGATGGTACAAAATTATATGTCTCTGGTACAGACAACAACTCAGTGTTTGTCATTACTTTAACAAATGCTTGGGATATTAGCGGACTGACTCTATTAGGTACTTTGAATGTTCAAAATGATAGTGGAGACTCAACACCATTAGATGTCTATACAAACCCATTTGAGACATTATTCTTTATCGGTGGTGCAATCAATCGCAAAATCTACACTTATGACACCGACGTAACCGCCACTGCTACCGCAGAAGTTGGAATTGGTACAAGAGCAGAAACTATTGTTAACATCAATGTAACCAAAGCAGGTTCTGGTTACACAACCGCACCATTACCAACTATCCAAATTCAACCACCAATTCCACATAGAACAGCAAAGGGATATGTGACCATTCAAAATGGTCAGGTAAAAGACATTATCATGCAGGATAGAGGATACAACTATAGATCCAACCCAACCGCAATTATTGAGGCACCTCTTCCACCAATTACCGCCGAAGCATTTGTTAAACCAGAAGGTGGCAAGATAGTTGAATTGAAACTCCTCAATCCAGGAAGAGGATATAATGCTGTACCACAACTATTCTTCAGTAAACCAGGACCACTATACACGCCACAGGTGGATGAAGTTTATGAAAGTTTTGGTCAAGAATGGAAATTTGATGGTTATAACTGGAGAAAGAGATTAAGTTATGGAACAGTTTATTATGACGATAAAAAGAACGACTTAGTTGAAATCCCTGGTAAATTAGCAGCAACAGCAATAACGAACTATCAACACGAAGAGAAACTAGAGAATGAGAAGAGAAATATCTTTGTCCTAAGACCAGAATATCTCGGTATACTCTTTAATGATCTCGATGATATCATGCCATACAAAAAAGGTTCTGAGCAATATGTGTCTCAGAACCTTAAGAGAGGGGATAACCCTAGATTGTATGATTAACTCTCAGCGAGTTTTTGGAAGTAACTAAGAGCATCATCTTCTTCCTCAGTAGAATCAGAAGAACTCTTTGCCATAATATCAGGAGAATTGAATCCACTATCTGAAGAAAGATTGTTAAGTTCTTGCTTCAGTTCTTTAGGGAGTTCAGACTCTTGTTGGCGACCACCAAAACTTGGAGTAAAGTTGCCACGCATGTTGTCTTCATCTTGAACTTCTTCATCTTGAAGACGAGGAGTTCCTTTGCGACCAAGAACATAGTCAAGACGTGTCTGAAGTTCTTCATACGTCTTGAACTGGTCTTGAGCAACCAGAGCATTCAAGGAATACTCCTTCTTCCAGAGTGCTTCAAGTGCGTCATCATCATCTAGCAGTGCGCCAGGAGAATCAAACTCGGACTTATCATAATTCCAATATCCATCAACCTTACGAATCTTCAGTTTAAAGTTTGCACCTTGCCAGAAGTCAAAGGGGTTGATAGGAGTTTCATCTTCAAATTCAGGTTGCATTGCTGCCATGATCTTATCAAAGATCTTCTTACCAAATTTGAAGAGGAAGACTTGTCCCTCATTATGAGGATTAGCAGGGTCTTTTACAACATAGATATTGCTGTAATAAGACAGTTTACGCTTTTGTTTGCGTACAATCTCTTTGTTCTTGTCAGTCCCACTATTCCAGAGTTGACGATTATATTCGGACACAGGATCTTTCTGACCAAGAGTAGTCAGAGAGTTCTCAATATACCAACCGCCAGGACCTTGGAATCCATGAGAGTACATCTTCACCCAGGGAAGATCTTCTCCATCAGTTGCGGGAAGAAATCGAATAACCGCGTAACCGTTACCCGTTTTATCCATTTCAGGTTTCCAGAGACGATCATCACCGCCACCAGAATTACTATTCATCTTCTCAACTTCTTTAACCAGTTTAGAAGTCAAAGAACCAAGAGATGATTGCTTTTTGAGATTAGCAAAAGACATTCGGATTACCTCGTGTTTTGTTGTATTCGGCTTGTGTGTACCCGTAGGGCACTTGCGGCGAGTACGGACCTATAGTAGTGCAAGTGCCCGTGATTGTCAATCTTGATTTATCTGCTCTTTCATATGTCCAACTAACTTCTCCATATTAGTGAATATGGTGTTCATGTCAACATTCTCTGGCATACCAAGCATAGTAGCAGACTTGCTAATATGATCCTTCATCTTTTTTGCTTCTGGATCATCAGACAAACTAAGTCTAGCATACAATACTTTTTGTTTGTCAATGAGATTCTTTAGCAATTCAACATGCTCAAGTTTATCTTGCTTATCCATCGTATAGAAGGAAAACATCTTACTATACAGCTGTTCTTGAAGTTCGTTGATATGGACAATTTCTGCCCTAACAACTTCTGAATCAAAAAACGTCATAAAACGCAGTCCTTTAAAATCTTACGAAATTTGAATATATCGATATTTAGGAAGGGATCATACTTCCTCATAATTTTAGATATTGTCTCCCAAACAGGGTCATTCAGTGATTTATCAAAATTCACCCTAAATCCCAAAATCCGATCCAAGACAACCATAGTCTCAATGGAGATATGTCCCTGCAAGTGCAATTTTAGAATTTTGGGATGTTGACCATTTTTTACAGAAAATAGGGAATCCAAGTCTGTGTTGACAATCATGTTCTCAACTTCTTCTCTGAACAAATATCCCAAACTCTGAACTCTCTTTTGCCACTTAATATATTCAGACTCTCCTTCTCGGATCATTTGACCGATCCACATGGTATCTCCAGAAGAAATAAAATTAGAAACAAAAAAATCGACAACTTCTTTATCGTTTTTTTGGCGACTCATTTTTTCAAACCAATAGCGATCTCTCCTCTTATAGAAGGATTCTAAAGAGGCACGAGTCTTGCCACAATATTTGTGGTAGTCGTATTTATCCTTGGTGAAGTGTTGCTTCAACCCCAGATAAGTTTTATACACGTCAAAGGGAGTCATTTTAACAAAAAGGGTTTTCA